GCGACCACCAACACCCTGGACTTGCAGATCGTCGACTTCGTGAACCGCACGGGGAACGAGATCGGCGAGCACGCCAAGTGGCTGGTTCGCATCAACCGTCACCAGTACGCCAACCAAGTCGCGGGGATCTAGGCCATGAGCGCAACCAACACCGGCGCTATCGCCAAACTCCTCTGGCCTGGCCTCAACGCCATCTGGGGGGAGTACAAGGACTGGCCTCTGGAGGTCAAAGACCTCTTCGACACGCAGTCCTCGTCCAAGAACTACGAGGAAGACCAGCTGGTGCCCGGCCTCGGCCTGGCGCCGGTCAAGCCGGAAGGCTCGGCGGTCTCCTACGACACCCTCAGCCAGGGGCTGACCACGCGCTACACGCACGTCGCGTATGCGCTGGGCTTCATCCTGACGCGCGAGGCCCTGGACGACAACCAGTACAAGGGCAAGGCCATCAAGGCGATGAAGATGCTCGCGCGCTCCTTCCGTCAGACGAAGGAGACCGTGGGCGCCAACGTCTACAACCGTGCCCACAACGGCTCGTACACGGGCGCGGACGGCAAGGTGCTTTGCGCCACCGACCACCCGACGCTCGCCGGCAACCAGTCGAACCGCCTCACCACGGCGGCCGACCTGTCGGAGTCCTCGCTGGAGGATCTGGTCATCCAGATCGGCCAGGCGGTGGACGAGCGCGGCCTGAAGATCAAGCTGATGGCCAAGAGCCTGCACATCCCTGTGCAGCTCCAGTTCGAAGCGGCGCGCATCCTGAAGTCCACGCTTCAGAACGACACCGCGAACAACGCCATCAACGCCCTGCGTTCGATGGGCATGTTCTCGGACGGCGCCAAGGTCAACCACTACTTCGACGATGCGGACGCCTTCTTCGTCCGCACCGACGCAGACCAGGGGATGATCCACTTCGAACGCACCGCGCCCGAGTTCGCTCAGGACAACGACTTCGACACGTCGAACCTGAAGTACAAGGGCTACGAGCGGTACAGCTTCGGCTGGACCGACTTCCGCGGCGTGTATTCCAACGGTGGCGGGGCTTAAGCCGCCCACCACTAGGGGCGGGCTTTCGGGTCCGCCCCGTCCTCTTCCCGAACTCTGAAAATCCAGCACTGGCCGCAAAGCGGTTCAGAGGAGACCAGTCATGCCCGTTTCCAACTTCCCCGGCGGCTTTGCCAACGGCATCACCATTCGCGGCGTCCCGCTCTCCGTGTCGCACCCCGGCAACGTGTTCTGGGTCGACTCCGGCGCCGGCTCCAACGGCAACAAGGGGACGTTCGACCGTCCGTTCTCGACCATCGACTACGCCGTGGGCCGCTGCACCGCTGACAACGGCGACATCATCTTCGTGAAGCCCGGCCACACCGAGACGGTGACCGCCGCGGGCGGTCTTGACCTCGACGTCGCCGGCATCGCCGTGATCGGCCTCGGCACGGGCTCGCTGCGCCCGACCGTCAACTTCACGACGGCCACTACGGCGGACATGGACATCGACGCCGCGAACATCACCGTCGCGAACATGCTGTTCACGGGCGGTATCGACGCGCTCGCCGGCCCCATCGACATCAACGCGGCCGACTGCTCGCTGCTGAACATCGAGACGCGCGACGTCACCGGCCAGGCGACGGACTTCATCGTCACCGATGACAACTGCGACCGCCTGTTTATCTCGGGCTGGAAGCACCTCGGGGCCGCAGCGGCCGGCGCGGACACCGCGATTTCGCTGGTGGGCGGCGACGATTGGGTGATCGAGAACTTCGACATCTACGGCAACTTCGCCGTGGCCGGGATCGAGAACGTGACCACGGCCGCGAACCGCATCCGCATAGGCGGCGGCTCGCAGGCCTCGTACATCTGGACCGAGAACGCCGCGGACGTGGCGATCACCGTTCACGCCTCCACCACGGGCAACATCGGCCCGAACATCAACATCATGCTTCAGGACAACGCGGCCAACGTGACCGAGTGCGTTGTCGGCGCCGCCTGCCAGTTCTTCCAGCCCATCCGGGTTGTGAACCTGGCCGGCGAGTCCAGCATGGAAATCAACATCACCGCGACCACGGACGCCTGATGAGCGGCCACGAGCAGCGGCCCGGCGATTGGCTCTGCATTTGCGACTACAGCGGCTTCAAGTGCTGGGCCTCCGAGACGGTGAAGACGTGGAACGGGTTCCGTGTCCTGAAGCGCTTCGCCGGGGAAGAGACCCAGCGCCACCCGCAAGACCTCGTTCGCGGCAAGCCCGACAATCAGGGCGTGCCGTGGGCGAGGCCTGAGCCGACTGACACCTTCCTGTCGCCCGGCGACGTGACCCCTGACGACCTGTAGGTGACGCATGGCCACAAGCGGTTCCGTCAACTACGCCCTGACCTCGCGCCAAGTGGTCTCGTCCGCCCTGGAATTGCTCGGCGCGCTTCAGGTGGGCGAAACCGCCTCGGCCGAGGACGCGGCGCTAGGGCTCAAGCACCTCAACCTGATGCTCAAGACGTGGGGCACCGACCCGACCCTGTTCATCCAGGTGGAGGGTTCGGTGACGCTCTCGGCCTCTACGGCGTCCTATACCGGCTCACCGGTGTCCCTGGCGCGTCGGGTGATCGGCGTGCGGCGCCGGACCTCCAACATCGACACGCCGCTGATGCCCATGTCGCGGCAAGAGTACCTCGACACGCCGAACAAGAGCGGCGCGGGGATGCCGGTCGGGTTCTACTTCGACCCCCAGCGGACGACGCGCACGCTTTACGTGTGGCCTGTGCCGACGACGGCCATCGCGAGCTCCACGACCCTGCGCCTCGACTATCACCGGGTGATCGAGGACAGCGACAGCTTGGATGACGACCCCGACGTACCGCAGGAGTGGCTGGAGGCCATGATCTACGGCCTGGCGGCGCGTCTCAGCATCATCCCGGGGTACTGCGCCGATCCGAACCTGCGGGCCGAGATCAAGGACCGCGCCGTCGCCCTTGTGGCCCAACTCCGCGCCGACAGCGAAGAGAGCGAGTCGGTGTTCTTCTCACCAGCCTAAAGGAGCCTGGCGCACATGCCTGGACGCAGCACCGACGTCGCCGCCGCCTACAAGGGCGTCGCGGTGACCCCGGCCGACAACACCCGCATCAACACCACGCGCGCAGTCTACGTGGGCGGGGCGGGCAATCTCGTGGTGAAGTTCGCGGACGTCACCGATCCTACCGCGGCGGGCAACACCGTGACCTTAACGGGTGTGCTCGCCGGGGTGATCTACCCCCTTCAGGTCAACTGCATCAACTCCACTAGCACGACCGCCACAAACATCGTCGCCCTCTACTAGAGTGCTGCTCCCGGCCAGCTCGCCCCTGCGAACGCGACGTATCCAGAGGATCAACGAGCGCTATTGGGCGCATGTGGGGGCGGGCTATCCGGTCACCCTGGAGGGCAACGCCGAGACGCTCCAGATCGCCCGGGAAGTGGACGGGATCAACTGGCTGACGGTGAAGGGCATCTGCGAGGAGGGGATTGCAGCAGGGCTTGGTGACGAGCCGGGGCTGATGTTCCTCCAGACGACCGCCAACAACCGCTACTACATGACGTTCAACGAGGCCTTGGCGATCATCAGGGACCTGCGTTCGTGGGGTCTGGCGTCGTGGTCCAACTGGAACCGCTTGAAGGACGCCGCGCGCGATCCGGCGCAGACGCCGACGCGGAAAGCCCTTGAGGCCCTCGATCTAGAGGAAGGCTGGCCGTGAGGCTCTACAGGTCCTCGTCCATCGCGGTAAGGCAAGCCACTAAGCCGCCGATAGCCAATGCCAAGAATACGGCCCAAGGCGGCGGAGGAAGCGGGATGGTGAACACAAAGCCGACCAGCCCGCCAACCACCATAAGGCCGCCGGGTACTCGCCCCCAGCGAATGGACGCCCACAGGCGACGCGGTGTGCTTTCCTTCATGTCCGAAAGTCTACACCAAATACTTGACTCTGCAAGGTAAATCGGGGACATTGCATGGGTTACAGCGTCCCGATCGCCTTCGCCTCAAACAACCGCACAGGCTTCCCGCGCGCAGTTGCGCTCAACTGCCTGTCCGAGAAGTCGCCGACCAAGCCCAGCGCCATCGACGCGATGATCGCGCGGGCGGGCCTGGAGGCCTTCACGCAGGTTGGAACGGCGCCGATCCGTGGCGTGTTCGCCCGCGCCGGCCTCCTGGGCGATCAGGTCTTCATCGTCGCCAAAGACACGGCCTATCTCGTGTCGGTTGGCGGCTCCATCACCACGCTATCAGGAACCATCGCCGGTAGCGGCCTCGTGGAGATCGACGGCGGACTAGGCCAGGACGACAACCAGTCCATCATCCGCATCGCCAACGGATCAGCGCTCTACAAATACGACAGCCTGGGAACGGCGGTCGTGGCCGAGGACTTCCCCTCAAGCGGTGGGCCGGGGGCTACCTCTGTCGCCTTCTGGTCGGGCTACTGGATCGCGACCGAAGCCGGAACCGATTACGCCTATTATCAGGAACCCGCCTCGAGCACGTGGGGACCGCTGGAGTTCGCGGCGGCCGAGTACCGGCCTGACCCGCTGGTAGGCGTCCGCATCCTCGGCGACCAGGCCTTCCTCATGGGATCTGCCTCAACAGAGCCGTGGTATCTGACGGGAGACGGAAGCGCTCCCCTGGCCCCGGTGGCTGGGCTGAAGTTCGATGTCGGGTGCCGCAACATCAGTGCTGCGGTTGTCTGCAAGTCGGCCCTGATCTGGGTGACCGACGACAGCTCCGTGGTGATGTCGACCGGGGGCCAACCGCGGCCGATCAGCGACAACGGGCTTGCCGAGCAAATCCGCCGCACAGCCGCTTCGGACCTCTCGGCCACGTTCTTCGTGAAGGATCAGCATCCCTGCTACGTCCTGCATCTGGGGACGACGGGAACGCACGTGTTCGACCTCTCAAGCGAGAGGTGGTGCGAGTTCTCCAGCCTCGGCTACGACTACTGGCGGCCTCGCCTGATCGCCAACGCGGGCGATGTGGTGGTCTGCGCCGACAGGAACAGCAACCAGCTCTGGAAGCTGAATCCGGATCTCGGGACGGACGCAGGCGAGGCGATCCCGAAGACGTTCTACGCCTTCCTGGACGTGCCGGAAGGTTCGGTCCCGCTCGGCAACGTGCAGATGGACTGCCTGCGGGGTGACGCGCCGAGCCCTGACGAAGACGACGAGTCGATCATGGTT